GGACTATGTCCCATCGATCAATTGGTGTCGGCCGGCGATATCCGCATTTTGTGCGGTGTTTCGAGGCGCTACCAATCGAGTGAAGTGTATTGGAAACCGATGTTCTAATACGGCGAGATCGATCCATGGATCGTCGCCAGCTAACGCTTTAGCCGCCCTATTGAGGTTGCCAGCTCGAACATACTTCCGTGCCCGACTAATGGCGGCAGGACTGTAACGAGCCGTGACGGCATCCATGCTTAGCATGGTAAAGGGGGAAAGGTTTTGACCTTTTGATCTGCGAGCGAAGAGTTTCCGCGCCATCGCAGTAACGCCCTGGATTACACGGGGGCGTATGTTGTTGATACCACGGAGTGCACCTAAGCTATTGAGACGAGTAGCTTCTTTTGCCATCAACAATGAGAACTTCATTGCGGTTGTTTCCGTTTGGACCTCGTCATTTATGACTTGGTTCCCGCGGTTCCGATCGACCTTTGAAGAACGATATTTGTTGGTGTCAGAAGTTGCGGCCCTCACGGCCAGCAGGTCCTCCGACAACAACTTTAATTTCCCTCTGACCTCTACATCATACTCAGATTCAATAGTCCGTTTGATGGAAGTGGGACCAAATTTGCATAATGCAGCAAACGATGTGGCTGTCACACCGCCGCGTCCACCACCTCCAAGGGCTAAGGGCCCACCGCCTCCGAGGGATAATGCATTGGCTGTCGCTAGACAGCACCCTCGTATTGGTCTGAGTACGCGGCGGTTCCCACCTTTGCCTGGGCACCTAAGATGGTCAACACATAACCAGCCACCTTCTGAAGGTTCGGTTGGTCTATCTGCTTGTTCCATCCCTGTGGCTTCAGCGATCCGTACACTGTCCTTGTAGGAGACTGTGAACTGACGTTCGTTAGAGTTCAAGTCTGTTACAGTGCATTGTCCGGCCCGCTCGCAAAATACCCCATAGGCAGGGTGATGACGTCTGTCCATATTAATTTTCGAGAGATGTGTCTTTGACACATTGACCACCAACCCAAAGTCCCGCAAATTCTTGTGGTACTTATGGCTTTCCTTGCCAGACACTATGGCTGCAGCGTCATCACCACAAACTGCCCCAGCGCGCACAGGTATGCCCGCGTGGTGAAGGCAAAAGGCGTTGATTACCGAGAGAACTACCCAGGAAGGCCCAAGGCCCATGAAGGCTCCCGTTGTCGTTTCACGGCAACGGCTTCCCAGCCAAGCCTCATGCGGGCCAGCTATGACCTCTACCAACCGTAAGTCTTCGGCCCCAGCACCCAGGCCAATTAATAAACTG